ATTACTCGCACTTCTTTGCTCATCCCTATCTGGTTCTAAGCACTTCAATATATCCATCTCTCTAATTAACCTGAGACAGAATTGTGCAAAGTCATCTGCTCGCATCTTGCTTGCAGATACAACCATGATCTTCTTCTGTGGATCATTTCTTAGCAGCCACAACACATAAGCTGCTGCCATCCAACTCTTTCCTACTCCACGAAAAGCCTCAATAATCCTCCTTTTAGGCCCATCTTGCATATATTCAGCTATATCTAACTGAACAGGAGTCGGGTTAGGAAGTTGTAGGTGCTTCCATACGACAACTAAAAAATATCTAAAGTCATCCCTGAACTGTTCAGGTAGCTGCACCCACTTTTCTTTCACCTACTCAAGCCCTCTTCTTCTTAAATGCTACGACATTCTCTATATCAGGTAACTGTTTCGCTAACTCCCCAAAAGCAGTACCTTCCACTGGCTGTGCACTGATCTGATTATCTTTCAAAAACTGCCTTGCTACATTTACATCTGCTACCGTCATCTCACCAGACACTAACTTATCCATAAACCATTCCGCTAACCCTGCATGTAAATCCCCTAATACCTCTGTCGTATTCTTCCTAGCCATAACTTTTCAATAACTTCCCTAATCATACACAAATATTAGCGGGGGTCTCACCCACCACAGGAAGACCCCCTTGTTAGCTCACTGGCAGACTAAGCTAACCCCCTAAATTCTACCCCTCAAATCCCTTGCTATCACTAACTGTCCATATATGAATAGAATATCTTCCTTATCACCCCTATAAGATCCCACTAGATCCCCTCTATTAGATATCTGTTAGATCCCCACAGATCCCAATTTTTATTGGAAAAATGTGAGGGGTTAACGTGTAGTAGGGAGTGAGTCGAATACCCCCCATTGGTGTCCAAATTCTGTCCAAATAAGGGGGCAGGGGGTCTAATCCATTGGTACGACTAGGCTGCATAACTGTGTTTGAAGCAGTTATGCAAGGCTATCAGGTCGATTTATCAGTAGTTTTTAGAACTATTCAAGTCTTTTAGTTTGTAGCCGCAGAGAATCAAATACCTACTTACCAATCATTAGCTATTGAAAAAACAATGGAATCTGATATAGTGAGAAGTGAACCTACCACAACTGAATCAATGAGCCATCTAGTCGGTTACGTCTTGACCACTTATGAGAAGCTAGAGGAGAAGCTAGGCCAACCTGATTACATCAGAGAAGGAACCTATAGCAATCCATTAGACGAATCAGACGGCAAGACATCGACAGAATGGGAGAGAGGGAGCTTCTACGTTTACGACTGGAAGAACGAATCAACTCCTAAAGGTTTGCATCGCTGGCACATTGGAGGTGAAGGGATCGAAGCCCTAAGAGCCTTCAAGAATGAGACAGGATTGCAGCCACTAAGAGCTAATCAGTAAAGGCTGACTAGGGAGCTTCGAGGCTCCCTTAGCAATTCCCTCAACTAAGAGGGACAAGCCCACCACTATAGGAATTTAATTATGAGGAAGATTGAAAGAGAAATGATTCAGTGCATCATTGATGAGAAATCAATGAGTAAGTCTAATACTCGAGTTGAGTATGAAAAGGATTATCGGTTCACTTTCTATCTACATGGACATAGGATTGCAGTTTATTATCCAAAAGATAGTAACTTGCATCTAAATAATTGTGGGTATAAAACTAACACAACTAAGTCAAGACTTAATGCACTAATTGAGTTTGTTCTTGGTGGTACTTCAGGTATCTATCAACATAACTTTAATTGGTACTTAAAGAAAGATAAAGAAGTTAGTGAATTTCCTTGCAATGAATGGATAGCAGTCTGACTAATTCGTTTAAGCGAGTGACCAGGTGCAAACCCTGGTCTAGTTCTTCCCTCTTAAATGAGGGACAAGCCCACCACTAAGAGGTTTAATTATGGATCGCATCACAAAGGCAGATCTTGAAGTGTTATCAAAGAAGCTTAATCAAGCGACTAATAACCCTGTTGAAAGATGGTCTAATGATGGTAAGAACGGCATGAACCCAGGCCACATATTCACTCAGGGTCAATACGGATACTTCACTATTCAACGCATAAGCAATGAAGGTGGAGGGTGTAGCGATCTAAGGAGTGGATTAACAAAGAGGGAGGCTTACGAGTGGTACAAAGCAGCTTTAAAGGGTATTGAATTAGTCGTTGAAGGTGCATTAAAAGACAAGGCTAGAGCCAAGGCTTTGGCTTAAGACCTACTCAATCAGGGATTCTCTAGTAGTTCCCTGATTAAGTAGCTCTAACGAGTTACTTTTTGTTCACCTGCCACAAAGGAGTTTAAAAATGAGTGATTACAATGGATGGTCTAATCGTGAAACATGGTCAGCAGCTTTAACTGTTGGAAATGATGAACAGTTTTATCAGGACGCTAAATACATCGGTAACTTTAAAGCCTTTGTTGAGTACCAGATTAACGGCACTAAAAGAACAACAACAGGCGAGGGTTATAGATGGGACGATCCAAAGATAAACAAGGCTGAAATGGAATCATGTATCAAAGATATAGCTGCCATCGGTTGACTCTCTCTCTCTGTCCTACGGGACAGACTGAGGGACTCACCCTCAACAAATCCCACCGCTTTATTTTTTATCGTGGCAAAACCAACAAACGCTTCATTAACTGCTGAACTAGAGCAGTTAAGACCAGTTAAAGAACAGCTAGACAGTCTATGGATTGTGCTTGCTGTCGTGTTCACACTCGGAGTTCTTTTCTAATGAATAACAACTACATGGAGTGCGAGGACTCTGAAGGTAATGAGATCTCAATGGACATTGCTAAAACTATTGAAGCTAACAAGGGATTGTTAGAACAAATGGAGTTACGCAAGGAAGAGATCAATCATCCTGAGAAGACAGTGTATGACCGTGCCTTCATCCCTGGTTGGGATGATTAGGCAAACCATAGGGACAGCGTTAGGTTTAACAATCTACGCTGTCCTTTTTTTATTGCTGGCTAATAGTCCATCAGTACAAGAACCATCACGAGGTAATGAATGGGGCCAACTGAATCAACTAAAAAGATCACCTGTAAAGATGGTGAGTGCGTGGTAACTGAATACTTTCAACCCATGCACAAGTATTCACGCACTGGCTTTGATGGCAAGCTCATTAAATGTCCAGCGTGCGAGTCAACTAACCGTGTCTACAACTTGGCATGGCAATCACGTACATGTCGGTCATGCAATCAAATGATTGATAAGTATGACTGGATGATTGAGCGTGAAGTTATTTATTCCAGCTATTAACTAAGGAGATTTATTTATGACTGACAAAGACATTGAAGCTGGCATCATTAGTGATGTCCTTGTAAGCATGGGCATGGCAATGATTGGACAAGGCTGCCCAGACTCAACCCGAATGAGGTATGGAGACATGACCTTGGGTGACTGGAAAAAGATGGTACGAATGACAAAGAAAGAGGAGAAGTATCTAAAAAAAAGATACAAAGAAGATACCGCTATGTATAGCGAGGCAAGGCTAACTAACTATCAAGAAGGACACCCTCTTTTTAAAAAAGATAGTCAGTAATTACCGAGGGATAACAGTGCGGAGTCTCAACTGAGCAGGCGTGTCAACCCTCGACTACAAAACAGTTCCTTAACCGAAACCAATCATGGCTAAAAGAAACCCAAATCAAATCAGCATGAGACTTGATGAGGATGTGAATGAATTACTTGAGCAACTACGCCAAGATTCAATCGCAGGACAATTACAAATCAGGGAAGAGATCGGTGCTACAAGGTATGACCATTATCATGGCAAGCCAACACCACCAGCAAGATCTGAAATCTGCAAAAGCATCCTTCAACAGGCTATTAGGAGCAAGGCTGCTTCTCCTGCTGGTGGTTGTTCATTAAGTGTGGTAGATGGCTAACAAACTAGATAACTGCAAGGTTCAAACTACTGTCGGCTCTACTTACTCTGCAATGATTAAAAAAC